CTTGCTTGTGCTCCTCCTCGCGTCGCGCGTCCACCGTGGCGACCTTCGCCGCCACCGCGGTATCAATCGCCGCTTTGATCCCCGGCGCGATCGTGCGCAAGATGCGGTGCAATTCGTTTCGCGTCATCGGGTCAACCACTCCTCGAGAAACGCGATCGTTTCGGCTTTGGCCTCCTCGTCGGTGATCTCGTCCTCGTCCTCGAGATCGTCATCGTCGAGATCGTCATCGTCGAGATCGTCGTCATCCTCGGGCTTGTCCTCGTCAGGCGGCGGCGGTGTCGCCTTCGCCAGGCCAAACGGATCCGCCGAGTCGTTGCGTTTCTGCAAGGCACTGAGCGAGTAGTTTTGATGTTGCAAAAAGCAATCGTCGCCGCCCTCGACGGGTTTCTTACTGAACAGCGCGCGGCCTTCGTTCGGCGTGAAGATCGCGCCGCCGACCCCTTTGGTCGCAATGTCCATTTGCATCGACGAATCCATACGCAAGAGGGCATCGAGATCAAACTCAACGCCTAACTCGCGCTCGTTGGTGCGGGGAAGCTCGAGCCCCTCGTCGAGACACACCTCGCAGCTTTCGATCAATTGCTGCAACGCTTGGCCGTAATACTCGATATTCGCGGCTTGGACGTTGCCGTACGCCGGCATCGGCGCGAGGCCCACTTTCCAGGGCGGGACGTGAAACGCCGAGCACACCGTTTCGCCCGACCATTTCAATTGCTCGACCATTTGCGCATCGTGCGGCGTGGTCGTCATCGGCTCGTAGTGCAAGCCGTCGCCGAGCACCGCGACCCGCCCCGCGTTGATGCCGGTATAGTTCGCCTCCCAATCGTCTTTGATGCGTTTGGCGGTGTCGTCACTGATCAAGCCGGGCGCGGTGAGCACGCCGCCGGGTTGCGACAGGTTGGCGAAAAAACTCTCGGAGTTGCTTTGAATCTTGATCCCCTGCAACGCCGCCAGGCCGCACGCGTAGATCGGCGACACGCCCACGAGCGGATGAAACAGGGGCACCATGAGATCGTGAATGATTTCGCTCGCCGGCGCGGTGACTTGGCCGGCCTCGAGGCCCGAGAGGTGATCGCGCGCGAGTTGATAAAAGACTGCCCCATCGGGCGCGACCATCGGGATCACACGACCGGGATCGAGCGGATAGAGGGCGATCACGATCCCGCGCGCGTCGCGTTGCTTCAAGCAATAGAAATTGCCGCGCGTCAGTTTCGAGATCATCCACGTCTCAATAAACTTGACGCGCGTTTGAAAGCGATTCGGTTTGCGTAAGACCGGCTTAAAGGGCGACTCGCCGAGCACCGGCGACCAGATGCCCTCACGATCTTTTTCGACCAGGCCGAGCCAGAGTTTTGAAATGTCGCCCGCGATCAAGGTGACGCACGCCCAGATCGCGCCGAAGCGCAAGGCCTCATCCGCGGTGATCTCGATGTTGCGTTGCCAGGCGCCCGCGAAGGATTCGCGCACGATCGGCCACCAGGACCGGGTACCGTCGACCGTTTGCAACATGCGCGGTTCTTTGACCGCGGTCACGAGCGCGCGCGCGAGGCTCAGCGTTTTAGGCATGCGCGATCCCTAGCCGGAGAAACCAGGCGACCGCGAGCAGCGACACGCCGCCGGCGATCAACATCCAACCGAAGCCGGCGAGCACATACACGCCCGCGATCAGCGCGGCCAGGCCGGCCGCCGTCAACACGCAAAACCAAAGCACCGCCGAAGTCAGCACGATCAGCAGTCGCGCGAATCGGCTCATACGTCGGCATCGGCTTGGAGATCGCGCCGGCGGTAGCGCCCGCGCCCATCGCGGCGCGGTTCCTCGCCGGCGGGCTCGGGCGCCTCGTCTTTGCGCGCGCGGCCCGGCGGCGCAAGCTCGGCGACTTTGTGGCGATAGACGAACGCGGCCGCCTCGGCCGCGGAAAGCTCGAGGCGGTCGCCCGGTTGATAGGTGCGGCCGGCCAGGCGAAACGCTTTGCGCACGATCACGGGAAAGCGGGTTGTCGGCACGCGGGCCCCCGGAGCGGGAGGAAAAACCGACGCGCGCCCGATGTCGACGCGCGCCGGCGAGATCACGTGATCAACGAATTACGAGGGGCTTCCGGCGCCGCCCCACTCGACGTTTTGCAGCCATTGCACCGCCTCGGTACGCCGCCGAGACCAGTTCACGTACCGCTCAGCCTTGAGGCCGATGCAGTTCGTTTGCCAGAGGGAGACCATTTGCGCCGCGGTTGGCGTGACCGCATCATTCGCCGGCGTGTCGGACATCTCGAGCGCGGCCTCGCGGCTCGCGTCGATCGTCACCGTGCCATCATCCGAAAAGAAAATATCGGAGGCATTGACGAGTACCACGATATTCACGTCGGGGCTTGTCCACGCGCAGTACTGCGACACGATCACCGGGATCCCCATGAACGTCCCGCCGTTCATCGTCAGGCCGGGGAATTCCGGTTGCCCAAGCGAGTTGACCATCATCGACAACGCGAGGGCGACCGTCGACGGCATGATCAGCACCGCCGAGGTCGGATCCTGATTGTCGAGAATGAATTGATTGAATAACGCTTGGAAGTCGGCGCGCACCGCCGCCGCATCGGTGCCGCTCGTCGACATCGGCGCGATCCCGTTGGTAATCGAGGCCGGCGAAACATTGGTGACCGCGTTTTTCGCCGGGTCGATAAAGTCGATATCCAACCGCTCGATCACCGCGGCGGCCAAGCCGTCACGTACGAGCCGCTCAGCCGAGGGTGTGGAAAACCGCGCGAGTTCCTCGGAGATCACCGAGATCGCGGCAATCTTGGCCCACGTGAGCGTGGTTGACGAGAAGTCAAACTTGGTGACCGGCTTTGGTTTCCCCTGCCCGACCCAATCGGCGGTACCGCCGCTCGTCTGTCCGATGATCCGCACGTTAAAGGGCACTTGACGCAAGCGATCGCGGAGCGCCAATTGACCGAGGATGGTTCGCGGCCGGAGGTATTCGACGAAATCGCCGGCGTAATTGGTCGGGTCGACCAAAGGGCCGGCCCACGTCGCGTCGGTCGTTGTGCCGGCGGCCACGTTGGCCTTAAACATCATGCCCAGGCGTTGATCGCTCGGGTAGCGGTGCGCCGCGATCTCGCTCGCTTTGAATTCGCCGCGCGAGAGAAACGCCGCGGCCTTGCAGATCGCAAAGCGCGCAAAGCCGATCCCCGGATCGAGTTTGTGCTCGAGTACCGCGACATGGCCGGTCCCGCCGCGCGTCGCGCTCGCTTGCGTCGCGCTCGCCCCGGCGACCGCGGCCGCTTTCGTCGCGTTGATCTGCTCGAGTTCGCGCAAGTCGACGAGTTCCTCATCGATGCGGCGTACCTGTTCCTTGAGGGTGTCGAATTCCTCTTTTTCCGCCTCGTCTTTCGTGCGGCCCTCGTTGCTCGCTTTCGTTTGGATCTCGGTCAATCGGGCTTCGTTGGCGGCGCGCGTCGCTTCCAATTCCTTGATCTGTTCGGCAAAAGTTTTCTGAGCCATGGAACGATCCCGCGCTCGGTGCGTGGGCACCCCGCGCGCAACATCCGAAGCGCCGGATCGGTTTGAGCCGTCGACCTCGCGCGCCTTGCCAAGCGCGGCGCGCGCGGAGTCGTACTGTTGAATCGATTTGATCGTGAGGATGGCGGCGTCGGCATTGGCGGGGATCGTGACCGCGCTCAATTCGAGCCAGATCCATTTTTGAATATGAAAGCCGAAGGTATCGGCGATCGGCTCGAGCTTGATCGGTCGGAAGCCGATCGAGAGGCCGCGCACGAGGCCGGCCTTGATCGTGTGCCAGGCCTCATCGAGCCGGGTTTTCAGGTTGCCCGGCGTGTCGACGTTGGCGATCTGAGCGGTGATCTCGATGCCGGCTTTTGTGCTTTTCGCGGCGACCACGTGGCCGATCGGTTGCCGCGGATCGTGTTGCCAGAGGAGCGGGATCGGGAGCTTAAACTCGGCCCCGTCCGGGTCCACGATATCGCCGTCGCGGTCGGTCGCGGCATTGGTCGCGATCCCGCGGATGAGGCGCCGATCCTCGTCGGCGGATTTCGTATCAAAGGCGAGGAGGGAATGAATCCGGCGCCCGTCCATGCGCCGGCCAGTGTGCCGAGCCCGTGCGGGCGAGTCGACTTTTCAGTACAAAAGTCTTATGACTTTGGCAAACGCGCGCGGCGGGCCATGTCGCGCAAGATGCCGGCGACACTCATGTTACGCGCGTTGGCGATCTTCCAAAGGCGGTCATATTCGGACACGCCGAGGCGCGTCGAGACCGAGGTCGTTTCCTCGCGGCTCACGCGCGGCCGCCCCATGCGCCGCGAGGCGGGGAAGCTCACCGCCGGCGCGATCGGGCCGGTCATCGGCGCCCGCCCACGATGATCACCTGATAGGCCGGCGGCCGCACCGGCTCGACCGCGATCGCCCGCTGCGCAAACAGCATCGCGACCGCCCCATCGATCCGCTTGGCCGGGTTCTTTGGTTTCACCGGGCGGATCCGCCCGGCGTCATCGGTCTTGATCGCCACGTTTTCCCAATTCCAGCGCAACACCTTGTGCCCGTCGTGATGTACGCGCTTGCCCTTGATCAACGCCTCGACGATTTGCGCCGGCTCGGAAATCATCTTGTAGTTTTGGAGCACCTCGAGCACGTGCAGGCCGGCCACGTCCCGCAATTTGATCGCGAGGTCGGTCGCAAAAGCCGGGTCATAGCCGACGATCCCTTGCTTGAGCCGCGGATAACGGGGCACGATCTCGGTCGTGATGTCCCGATAGATCCGTGTGTAGTCGATCACATCCCCCTCGGTTGCCGTCAGGATCCCCATGTCACGGTAGAGCGAATAGGGGATCCCGTCCTGTTTCTCGTGTTGCCGCATCGTATTTTCGGGAATCCAGAAAAACGGCCGGCAAAAAAGCTCGTAATTCAATTCGATCGCGCGCGAGGTTTTCTCGCCGGTCTCGGTCTCGCCGGCGACCTCGACGGTGAGCGGCGTCTCGAGCGGCTTTCGAAAGAGCACGTGAAAGCACGCGAGATCCCACTTTTGCGCGAGGTCGAGGCCCGCGGCGCACTCGAGGCCCACGAGGTCGGCATCGTCGAGCGGGCCCGCGCACGCGTCCCACCACTCGATCGGGATCCAGGCCGTTGCCTGATTCGTCCAGCGATTGAGGTGATAGCGCAAAAAATCGTTGCGCTTGCGCGGCTCGCTTTGCGCCTCGCGGCACTCCTCGACGACGGCCGAATGCTGCACCGTTACGCCGTGCCCCGGATTGACGCGACGCCATACCGCCGGCTCGGCCCAATCTTCGTCGGTGTGCATTTCGAAGATCACCGGGAGCGTTTCCTCGATCTCGGTGGCGCCGCTCGCGACGCGTTTCGCGAGGTCGTACTCCTCGTAGCAAATCCCCTCATCGTCGGTGCCGGCATGCGTGATGATCACCATCATGGGATGCCGGCGCTTGGCCATGGATTTACGCAACGCCTCGAATAGATCGCGGTTGCGTTGCGCGTGAAGCTCGTCGAGGATGATCCCGTGGGGCCGGTACCCGTGTTTCGTCGAGGCGTCCGAGGAGAGCACCGTCAGGCGCGCGTAAATCTCGGGCCAAAGAATCGCGTTTTTGAGAATCTCGGCGCCCTCGAGGAGGTGCGGCGAATTCTCGACCATGATTTTTGCGTTGTCGTGCACGATCCGCGCTTGCTCGCGGTCGGCCGCCACCGCGTACACCTCGGCCGCCGGCTCGCCGTCAAACCGCGCCAAGTAGATCCCGAGGCCGGCGCCGAGCGGTGACTTGCCCCACCCTTTCGGGCAAAACGCAAACACCTTGCGAAACCGCCGCGATCCGTCCTCGGTGCGCCGCCAGCCGAAGGCCGGCTTAACGATCAACAGGGCTTGATCGTCGCGAAGCTCGAAGGGCTCGCCGGCAAACTCGCCCATATGATGCCGGAGGAACAGCGGAAAGAAATTCGCCGCGCGCTCGGCCTTCGCGCCGTCCCAAAAATACCGGCCCTCGTGTGTTTCCCACCGGCGGCGCAACGTCGACCACTCGGCGCGGAAGTCGAGCGACACGCCCGGCCAGCGTTCATGAGGCGGCGGGCCCGAGCCCCACCACGGGCGCGGCCCGCCACCCGAGCCCCTCGACCGTCGCGGCCGCTCGAGCACGCCGGCGCCGCTCACGGGCGGCCCCGCGCGCACGCGTTGCACACCCCTTGCTCGCGGGCCTCCCGCTCACTCATGATCCGCCCGCACCCCGGACACTCGCGCGGCTCGCCGCTCATCCGCTACCCTCGAGAAACTTCGCCCGCGCCTTGTCGAGCCCGGTCAGCGTCGGCGCCTTCGGCCCGACCTTCACCACGCGCGATCGCGAAGTCGGCGTAAATCCGAGTTCGGCGTCGACCTTCAGGAGTAGGGTCAAGGTTTTCGCCGCCATGGTCAGGGCCGGATTCGGAATCAGATAGCCGCGCGTCCCGACCTCGATCACGTTGGACGCATAGCCGGCCGCCTCGGTCAGTTGCCGGCGCCGATTGGCCCACAATTCACAATGCGCAATCGCCAAAGCCCGATCCGCCGCGGTGACTTGCCCGAGCCGAATCGCCGGCGCGACCACCCGCGCCCATTCCGCCCGCGCGATCTCGTCGGTCAATTCCTCGGGGCATGCCGGCTCGAGCGCCTCGGGTACCGGCTCGTCGAGGTTGATCGCCCGCTTGCCAGGGTTGCCCCGAAGCAGCTTGAGCACCGTCGGGGTTGGTTTCCGCCCTTTGTGGCTCATACCGGCCCCCGAGGTTTCACGTGTAACATTTCGGCCCATCCCGAGGGTGTTTCGCTTCGGTACACGCCGTTTCGGTGTCCCATTCCGGCCCTTGTGGCCTCACCCTCGGCGACCACTAGCGCCCGCGCCCAATTCTGTAATTTTCGTGCCAGACCTAACGGTTTCGTCGGTCAAATTACGGTTTCGTTAGGATTTACCCCTTCGCCGGATCCGCGGAGGTGCGTTCCGTGCCGGCAGCGGGTCGCGGCGGCGGCCAAAAT